AATGAGAACCTTTCCAAATGGATGGGAGTTCCTATAGATTCAGATACAATCGATTATTATCATCAGCCATGGGAAATGGAAGCATATAGTATTGAAATAGGAATGTTTACCAAATATGTGGTAAAAAAACAACTTTGGAAAGTTTTTAAAGACATTAAAAATCCAGACAGTGATATAAATAAAACAAAAATAAAATGGAAATAAAACACTAAATTGCCTATATACCGTATAACTTTGGAGAAAATTTTGTTACACTTGCCGCAACTCAATTACATAACAACAGAATATCGCAAGCCATTTTTTGGCTGCGATATTTCATCATGGTACAATAGGGGTTTATGTAAGTAAAACAACACAATTCTAACAAACATAAACCCCTAGATCGAAAGACTAGGGGTTTTTTGTTGTTCCTATACAACATTAAAAAATTTAGTTGACACAAGGGCTAATGCCTGTATAATTACATTCATACGATCTTTAAAAAATTAGGTTTTTCGGAAGCGTGGCAGAGCCCGGTTTATTGCAACAGTCTTGAAAACTGTCGGACCCGCAAGGGTCCCGTGAGTTCGAATCTCACCGCTTCCGCCAAATTAGGTGAGATGGCCGAGAGGCTTAAGGCAGCAGGTTGCTAACCTGTCGGTTCAGGTAACTGGGCCCGTGGGTTCGAATCCCACTCTCACCACCAACGGTAGGTAGCACTGGTGTGCGGCGGGGCCTTATAAACCCTGGAGATCGGTCAGATGGGCTGAAACGGAAGGGATCATAACCCTTACCTACTACCAAATTTTATGCACAGATGGCAGAGTGGCCCAATGCAAGAGTCTGCAAAACTCTAAAACCGCCAGTTCGAATCTGGCTCTGTGCTCCAGTTGTAAAAAAAACAACAGATAAAAAACAGTTGACAGTGGTACCAATACCTGTATAATTGATTCTGTTGTCGATGCAGTAAATGATAACAACGATCTTTAACAAATTGTGAATGATTGCACCGTTCGTCTATCGGTTAGGACGCTACCCTTTCAAGGTGGAAAGATAGGTTCGATTCCCATACGGTGTACCAAATGGGGGGCATAGCTCAATGGTAGAGCAAGATGCTTTTAACGTCGAGGTTGGAGGGTTCGAGTCCCCCTGCCCCCACCAGATATGGATGCGTAGCCAAATGGTTGAAGGCAGCGGGCTGTAAACCCGTGACATAAGAAACGCTGGTGGTTCGAATCCATCCGCATCCACCAAATGCCCTCTTACTCCAATTGGTAGAGAGGACGGTCTTAGAAGCCGTAAAGTCTCAGTTCGAATCTGAGAGAGGGCACCATATTGAAGTACATTACTTGCCAGACCGTAATGTCAGGAAACTATCAAGAATAAAGGAGTTCAAGTCTCCGGGACTGATAGTGTGTTTCAATATGGTTCCAAAGTGTTCATGGACGCACGGATGCCTGTCACGCATCAAGAAGGAGATCGTTACTCCTTGGAACCGCCAAAACCCTTGTAGTTAAATGGTATAACGTGCGCTTGATAAGCGTTTATTACAAGTTCGATTCTTGTCGAGGGTACCAGTTGCATATATACAACACTATTCTTGACATTTAAAATATTTACTGTTATAATGTTTATATCAAGTCGGGAGACTTTATGTAGTTAAACCGTCACTTTAGGGTGATCCTGTATACGGTAAGCAGGGTTTTTAATGTTGTTATTTTGGAATATACCTGTGTTCGCAGGTTAGTGGATCTCTGAGTGGTTGCATGACCGGATACTTGCAATCAGGAGTTGGTTGAAAGGTGAATACTTCATGGACGCTTGAAGAATAAGCCTGAACGTTAAAACCAAACGATGCACGGTGAAGGCATCAATAACAAGATAACAACCTTAAAAATTTGGGCTGCTAGTGATAATGGGAGCACGCCGCCTTTGCACGGCGGAGGTTGGAGTTCGATCCTCCAGCGGTCCACCAAGTTTTTGCCCCTATAGTTAAATGGTATAACAGTTGCCTTGTAAGCATCAATTCCTAGTTCGATTCCAGGTGGGGGCACCAAGTTTTACCGAGTGTAGGATAGTCCGGTCATTCCGCCTGCTTTGGGAGCAGGAAATCGTGTGTTCGAATCACACCACTCGGACCAGTTTTAGTTTCTATTCCGCAGAACCCGAGCAAGGTGCATGGGCTTGACTGTTAATCAATGGCTAGCAGGGTTCGATTCCCTGATGCGGAGCCAGTTTCGCGGGTTGGAGAAAAGGTATCTCGGGAGTCTCATAAGCTCCAGTTGGTGGTTCGATTCCATCATCCGCAACCAAGGTTCAATGACGTAGACGGATGCGTACCGGTTTCATAAGCCGTGGAGACTGGATCGTTACCAGTTTGAACCACCAGAATCGGTCTTTAGTTCAATGGATTAGAATCCCTTGCTACGAACGAGGAGATGGGAGTTCGATTCTCTCAAGACCGGCCAAAAAAGGAATCAAAAATGTCTAGGACTTATCGAAAAGATAGAAAGACCAAAAAAGTTGTTCGTGATGGCTCAAGACAATACGTTTCAGTTTCTTGTGAACATCATGGAGGTTGCCCTTGGTGCGAGAATAATCGATTATTCGATCAAAAAAAGGTTGAACAAGTGACTGAATTTGAACTCGCAATATATAAAAATGAATACTATGATATTCAGACAACAGAAGATAGTTTAACCATAGAAACTCCCAGTGGTGTAAAGGCAACATAGAAGTCTCCAAAACTTTTGATTGCGGTTCGAATCCGTACTGGGAGGCCATCATTATAGGATAGTTATGAAAGTAAATTATGCCGTTCAAACCTATGATATAGCATCTAATTCTTGTTTTGATAGGTATTGCACGAATGAAAAAAAGGAACTAGTTCAAAAATGCATTAGTTCTTTTTTTAGGTCGATTGCATATGCCGCAAAACAGAAAAAAGATTTAATACATAACATTGTCGTATATGACAACGGTTCTTCAGAAGAAACTATAGATTTTTTAAATCGAATCATAAGTGAAGTTTCTTGTGAAAACGTATTAATCAAACTGTATAGAATCAATAGCGGTAGCATGATCAACTCAATTCGAAAATGTTTTGATTGGTTAAAAACCGAAGATGGTGATTTAGTTTATCTTGTACAAGATGACTATCTATACACTGAGACTGCCATATTTGAAATGATAGACATTTATATGAGGTTCTATTTTGAAACGGGGCACGAGAGTTTAGTGTATTCTTTTAATACTCCCGATCATTGGAAAGTTCAGTATAGGCTTAGGTCGACACCAAGACTTATTCATATAGGTGTTAAACAATATTGGATTCAGTGTTATGACATATCTTGCACTTTTATGACTTCAAAATCTCAACTGATCAAAAATTGGAAAAGAGTTGAATATTTCATGAGTCTGGACCAAATTCATGGAATAAACGGCGACTTAGAGAACATATCATTAAATAAAATTATTGTTGATGATGGTGTATTAGGTTTAATGCCATTTGAAAGTGTAGGATTGCACATGCAAGGCGAAAGAGAAAAAGAACCTTATATCAACTGGAAAGAAAGATGGGATAATGTAAAAAATTATTAACGAGGAAAAAATGTACAACAAACAAATTGATTTGAATGAAGTAAAAAACTTTATTGATAAATGCGGTCCAAATACTAAAGTGTATCTTGGTTGTGATTCAGAAACACTTAGAGTTAAAGGTATCAATTACGCAGATTATACGATTGCAATTGTTGTACATATCAACGGTAACAATGGATGTAAAATTTTTGGGCAAGTGATTCGTGAACGAGATTTTGATAAACATCAAAACAAACCTCGTATGCGTTTGATGAATGAGGTTTATAAAGTCGCAGAAATGTATCTACAACTTTCGATAATCATTGACAATGATATTGAAGTACATCTTGACATTAATCCAAGTGAAGAGTATAATTCTAATATCGTAATGAATGAAGCAATTGGATATATAAAAGGTATGTGCAATGTTGTTCCATTGGTCAAACCAAATGCATTTGCTGCATCAGGTGCAGCAGATCGTCTAAAAAGTCTAGTAGCATAGCAGGATTAGTTTAATGGTAAAACTACAGCCTTCCAAGCTGATGTTGTCAGTTCGATTCTGACATCCTGCTCCATATCTTAATCGATAAGCCTCCTTAGTTTAATGGTAAAACGTCGCTTTTACACGGCGAATAGCGGCAGTTCGATTCTGTCAGGAGGCACCAATTATGCGACTGTGGCGTAATAGGTAGCCGCAAGGGACTTAAAATCCCTCGCCTTGTGCGTGCCGGTTCGAGTCCGGCCAGTCGCACCAAAGCTTTCGGGCCTCTAGCTCATGTTGGTTAGAGCAGTAAACTCATAATTTATTGGTGCTGGGTTCGACTCCCAGGGGGCCCACCAAATTACAAAATATATTTTTTGTTGTAATCTTCCTGTAACATATCGGAGAATACATATTAATATGTACACAAAAAGGAAGATAAACATGAAATGTAAGTTAACAGTGTTATTATTTTTAGCATCATTTTCTATAGCGCAAGCACAAACAATTAAAATAGATGGCAGTAGCACACTATATCCAATCACTGAAGGCTTGGCTGAAAATTTTCAAAAAGCAACAAAAATCAAAGTTACTGTAGGTATCAGTGGAACTGGTGGAGGATTCAAAAAGTTCTGCCGTAGTGAAACAGATATTCAAAATGCAAGTCGCCCAATCTTGGAAGAAGAAATTAAAGCTTGCTCGACAACTGGAGTTCAATATCTTGAATTGCCTGTTGCTTTTGATGCATTGACGGTTGTAGTCAGCCCACGCAATAATTTTGTGAAACAATTAACAATTGAAGAATTACGTCGCATGTGGGAACCTGGTGCTCAAGGAAAAATTACAAATTGGAATCAAATTAATCCTAGTTTTCCAAATAGACCTCTAAAATTGTTTGGTGCAGGTGCAGATTCTGGAACATTCGATTACTTCACTGAAGCTGTAATGGGAAAGGCCAAAAGCAGTAGAGGAGATTATACTGCTAGTGAAGATGATAATGTTCTTGTAACAGGTGTTGCTAATAGCCCCGAAGGTATAGGATACTTTGGTTATGCTTACTATGCAGAAAATACTAAAAGATTGCGTAGTGTAGCAATTGTTAACAAAGATGGAGTGCCGGTATCTCCAAGTGACAAATCGATATTAGATGGTTCTTACAACCCCTTTAGTCGCCCAGTTTTAATTTATATCAATGTTAAATCATTAGATAAACCGGAGGTAAAAAGGTTTGTTGATTTCTACATGGACAATGTAGCCGCCATGGCTAAAGAAGTTAAATTTGTGGAATTGCCTGCGCGAGCATATGATAACAACAGAAAAATTATTGCAGAACGAAGAGTTGGTACGCTTTTTGTAAATCGTAGTAAGGTTGGAATTACTATTGAAGACTTGATAAGTTTACAACCAAAATAAAAAGCAGAGGGGGAGTAACTACTCCCCTTTACCACTTACCCGCATCTCTTCCTAGATTAAAAGCTCCATTAAACATCATGACAGCTACTACTATGACAATCGCCAGCAAACTTCCCCAAAAAGCATAGTAAAAAAATATTTCTCTTCTACGCATTTGATCTTTGATCATTGCTTCTCTTTCTTCACGCACCTTTTTTCGTAATTGTATAAATTCTCTATACCCTTCTAACCCCAAGTGGTTCAAAGCTCCGTATAGAAACATGTGATAAATTTCACCTTCCATTTCACGAATTTTTATTTGTGCAGCAAACACATCAAAAGCTTCTGCGGTTTCGCTTTTGTTAAATCCTATCTTTTCAAAGATACCAGGTTGTTTGACTTTTTCTTGATTGATAAACGCCTGTAAATTTCCCGCAGCACTTGCCCATTTGCTGAGTTCGCCGTAGACATCTTGAACTTCTCGACCAATCTCAACTGCTTTCTTAATACCATTGAAAGCAGCAGTGGCAGCTGCCATTAAACTAATAGGATCCATAATTATTAATTTGCCAATGGATTGTCAAGAGCCTTCTTGATCTTGTCATCAACTTCTTTCCGAATGGTTCTAATTTCTGCTGATGTTTCCCTTTCAATACGGTTCACTCGCTCGTTGACATTTTGAACCGTGCTATCAACTTGTTTTTGCATCTCACGAACTGCGGAATCAACACCTCTACGAACTTCTTTGATTTCTCCATCAACTTGTCTGCGAATATCATTTACATCTTTCTCAACTTCACGTTGTGCTGTCTTACTTGATCGTTCAACACCATCAACAACTTGTTCTATTCTACGAATGTCACTCTTGAGATTGGTGTTAATTTCTCTTGTGTATTCAACTCCCTTTTCAAGATTTTGCTCAAGAACAATGATTCGTTTTTCATAGTCACTAAAGTCGGGTGCAGTATAGTTTTGAATCGCTGATTTCATACTCATGTAATCATTCCAAAACTGAAATGCTCCCCATGATGCCCCACCCAATGTTGAAAGGATAGTGGCAGCAATCATAAGTTTTGCGGGGGTGAATGAATACCCCCCTACACTTACTACTGTATTAGGATCTACTGCTGCTTCTAATTTTTCAATCTTCTCATCGATGTTTTTATTTTCTATATTGCTCATTTATCATCTCCGTGTGTAGTCTATCGCTACGTTGTGTTAGTGATCTTTGTGCTCTTACGTTATCACGTATCACATTGCCTCTATACAGGTCTTTAGGTTGATAAAATGGTGCATCAGGTATCACTGCTGTTTGATAATTGCTAAATCCAGGCACTTCTGCCATTGTTGTTATTGTTGTATCTTGTTGTATTTGTTGTGCATCTCTTGTTGCGGTTTCTGCTCTTGTTGTGGTTTGTCTTGCTGCTTCTACTGCTCTTTCTCTGGTTGATTGTTGCCTTGACGAAATTTGAGGAGTAAAACCTGGAACTCTTAAACCTGATCCAAGCGAAGGTGATGAAGAAGGTGAAGTGCTTTGTTGCGTTTCTCTCACTTGCTCTTTTGGTGGTGTTATAGTTTGGTTAACAACAGGATCTGAAACTAAAGGAGTTTCTGTAATTGCAGCAACTGGATCTTGTGTTTGTGAGGTAGCAACAGTTTGTATAGTCGTTTGAACAGGTTGTACAACTACTGTTGTATATCCTGAGCATTGTGGGTTACTTTGTGGATTTGCTTTACACGCATTTGCCTGCAATTGTGCTTGATATGCACTTTGATATCCTGGGCATTGGTTGTTCCATAACGTGTTCAAACCACACTGTTGATTAAAATATGCTTCTTGATATTTTGGGCACTGTGTACTAAACAATGAGTTTATAGTACACTGTTGAGATAGATAAGCAGCCTCATATAAAGGGCACTTATTGTTATATAACTGATTTTGATTACATTGATAATCAAAAAAGGCCTGTTCGTATCCTGGGCAATCTTTATTATAAAGAGTGTTTAAAGAACACTGTTGATTAAAATATGCCTGTTGATAACCTGGGCATTGAGGATTAAATAGTGCGTTTAAAGAACACTGTTGATTAAAATATGCCTGTTGATAACCTGGGCAACTAGGGTTATATAAAGGATTTGATGAACATTGCATTGTAAAAAAAGCTTGTTCATATCCTGGGCAAGAGGGATCAAAAAGAGTATTAGCTGAACATTGTTGTTGCTTATAAGCTTCAGCATAACCTGGGCATTCTGGTGATGACAAAGGATTTGCAGCACAAACATCAACAGAATATCTGAGTTTTAAACTTATATAGTTTATTTCTGGACCATAATATCCTGCCCAATACCCAGCATCTTTACTTGTTATGGACACGCCTAAATTTCCAACAGACGCTAACGAATAACGATTTTTATATTCTTCCGTCCCTCTAAATGTCGTCCAATCGTTTATTCGATAAGAATAATCATAATTTTTACTTTCTAAAACTGAGGTATTGGTCGGATCAAACAGACTTACATTAATATTTAAAGGGTCAAAAGATGGCTGTTGACCACTTCCAGCATTCGCGTTCTTAATTGTCCAAGAATACTCATAACCTCTGACTTGTATGCCTGTGCCAGAAAGAGCTTGATTCACTGCTATAGTTTGAGAAAGTGTGCCTTGCCCATAGCTAAACAATATAGCACCGTCACCTGCCCTTTGAACTGGGCAAGGACCTCCTACATTACCACCCCAAATCCAACCAGGGTGTTGAGTCAAACACCCCTGCCAGCCGTTTGGCTGAATTAAATTAGGGGTGGTTTGAACGTCCTGAGCGTTAGAGTAAGATGAGAAGAAGAACAGTGCCAATAAAGCCAGTAAATATTTTTTCCCACAACTTATCATTTGAGTTCTCGGACAGAGGTTTAGGTTTACGGTCTGGATTGGCATCCCATACTTTCTTTGCTTCATCACCTATTTTACCGTCTATTGGGCAAGGAGTTCCTGCATTCATCATAGCCGAAAATACTCTGTCATCTTGGCAAAGCGTCGAAACCGCAGCAACTTTCATACCCATGTCAAATAGATTTTTAGCTAATTTTAATCGTTCACAATTTAAATCGCGTATTGTGCTACCACCAGAAATGCCCAGAATTTGAGTTTGCACTGCGCCTGACACACCTACAGTACAAATGTCGTTATTAAACACATTCATGCTTGGTGAAATAGCAGATGGAGGAGGTGATTTTACTGTTGTTTCATTGACGTTTGTACTGGTACTGTTTGAATTAACAGTGCTTCTACTAGTAGAATCTGTTACAATCACATCAGATTGAGCAAAAACTAACGAGGACATAACAAAAAGTACCAAGAATGGCAACCTTTTGTACATCTTGATTTCCTTTATTGACTTTATTATAGAATGTGTTATACTATTATTTATCATTTGTAAACACTATATACAATCATTACAACAAAAGAGTATAATCATGACGCCAAATTTTATGGTTTACGACAATTTTTATTCGAATCCTAATGACGTAAGAGAATATGCACTAAATTTACCATTTAAGGTTACTGGTAACTTTCCAGGCGCAAGAACTGATTCTTTGGAAGGGCAAAATTTTCACAATGCTAAAGTTATGTTTGAAACTTTACTCAACAAAAAAATAACGTGGTGGCCCGCACAATATAACACGGCATTTCAATATACAACTGAAGATTCGAAAACATGGATTCATTATGACGACACAGATTGGGCAGCAGTATTGTACTTGACTCCAGATGCACCTCCAGATTCTGGTACTGGTATATACATGCACAATGAACGAAAAATCTTTGCTTTGGATAAAAATGATCCGAAAACAGACTTAAATGGTAGTCAAGATGTGAATGAAATATCAAAATGGACACCAATAATTCAAGTAGCAAATATTTTTAATAGACTAATTGTCTATCGTGGCAATTATTATCATCGTAGCGTTAGAGCAGGTTTTGGTAAAAATCAATACGATGGTAGACTTTTTCAAACTTTCTTTTTTAATGCTGAGGTATAAAATGAATATTTTGGGAATCAAATTGGTAACCGGTGATGAGATTATTGCGCACATAGACTATACTTCGGACGGAAAGTATAAGTTAATGAATGCTGTACAATTAAGAATTGTGCCACCTCAAATGAGAGGTGGAGAACCTTCAATGGGTTTTGTGCCTTTTCCGGCTCTAGCAAAAATGTCCGATAAAAATTCAATTGAAATTGAACCTATTCATGTAGTATACTCTTATACACCTGAAGACGCTGTAGTTGATAACTATCGAGCCGTATTTTCTGGTATTGTAACTCCTTCTAAACAATTGATCACAGGCTAATGGCAAACTTCTACACAAACGTACAATCTGTTGGTAACAATATACTCTTTCGTGGGTATGCAAAGGGTAAAAAAGTCAAAGGCAAAATTGAATACCGACCTAGATTTTTTGAACTTTCAAACAAAGTTACGAATTATACGAACCTCCAAGGTGAATACCTACAAGAAATAAAATTCGACTCTATGCGAGAAGCTAGAGAATATTTTCGTCAATTTGAAAATGTCTCTGGTAAAAAAATCTATGGAAATTCAAGATTTGAATATGCATATATCGCCGATCATTACAAAGGAATGATTGAATGGGATTTCAATAAAGTTGATATTGCGGTTATTGATATTGAAGTCGGTTCAGAAAATGGATTTCCAGATCCATATCAAGCAAATGAACCTATCACTGCGATTGCATGGAAGGATCTAAACGGGCACATGTCTGTTTGGGGCTGTGGTGATTTCACGAATAACGACACAGAAAATGTGACTTATTATAAATGTAAAGATGAGTGGACTTTGTGTACCAGTTTCTTGAATGCTTGGGCACTTAAAACTCCGGATGTTGTGACTGGCTGGAATACAGAGTTCTTTGATATCCCATATCTGGTCAATCGGTTCAGAAAGATTCTTGGTGAAGACTATGTGAAGAAAATGTCACCATGGAATCTTGTTTCTGAAAGAAAAGTGTTCGTGATGAACAAACAACAAATTGTGTATGATATTGTTGGTGTTGGGCATCTTGATTATCTAGAACTGTACAAGTGGTATTCACCCAACGGTAAGTCACAAGAATCTTATAAACTTGATAGTATTGCAAATGTAGAACTTGGTGAACGAAAACTTTCGTATGACGAATATGATTCTCTGCACCAGTTGTATAAACTAAACTTTCAAAAGTTTATCGAGTACAACATCAAAGACGTTCAACTAATTATTCGACTTGAAGATAAGCTAAAATTGTTGGAGTTGGCTCTCACTCTTGCATATGATACCAAGTGCAATTACACTGATGTCTTCGCGCAAACAAGAATGTGGGATGCACTGACCTACAATAATCTACTTGAGAAAAACATAATCGTACCTCCAAGGGTCGTTCAAGAAAAAGATTCTGCATTTGAAGGTGCATATGTAAAAGAACCTCAAGTTGGAAAACATGATTGGGTTGCATCGTTTGACCTTGATAGTCTATATCCACATTTGATGATGCAGTATAATGTTTCACCAGAAACTTTGATTGAACCAGAAAATTATACTCCCGAGATGCGAGAGATACTGTCTCAAGGAGTTTCTGTTGATGCTCTATTAATGAAACGATTAGACACTTCCCGACTCGTTAATGCAACACTCACACCAAATGGTCAATTCTTTCGAACAGACTTTCAAGGCTTTCTTCCAAAGATGATGGAAGAAATGTATGAAGATCGTAAAAAGTTTAAGAAACTTATGCTTCAAGCAAAGCAAGAGTATGAAAACGAAAAAGATGAATCGAAAAAGTATGAAATCGAAAAGAAGATTGCCAAATATAATAATCTGCAACTTGCAAAAAAGGTTTCATTGAACTCAGCTTACGGTGCTCTTGGCTCACAGTATTTCAGATTCTACGATCTGAGAATGGCACTTGCCGTTACCCTTGCTGGGCAACTTTCAATTCGTTGGATTGAAAACAAATTGAATGAGTATATGAACAATCTACTGAAAACGAAATCTGATTATGTTATTGCATCTGATACCGATTCGATTTATTTAAGGCTAAATGAACTTGTTCAAAAAGTTTATGGTACACAAGATGATGTGAGCCTTTCTGGTCAAAAAATTATTGAGTTTATGGACCGTGTTTGTCAACAGAAAATCCAACCGTTCATCGATAAAAGCTATGCCGAACTAGCAGAATATGTTCACGCATATGCTCAAAAAATGAGAATGAAACGCGAGGCTCTAGCCGACAAAGGTATCTGGACTGCAAAGAAAAGATATATCATGCATGTGTACAATAATGAAGGCGTGCAGTATAATGAGCCTCAGATGAAAGTCATGGGTCTTGAAATGATTAAATCTTCTACGCCGGCACCTGTGCGAGAAAAGATGAAACATGCTTTGGAACTTATGATGAAAGGGCAAGAAAGTGATATTCATTCTTTTATTGATAAATTCAGAAAAGAATTTAAAAGTTTGCCGCCAGAAGAAATATCTTTTCCAAGAGGTATAAATGGGCTATCTCAGTATTCAAATAAAACTACCATTTATTCAAAAGGTACACCAATTCATGTGAAAGGAGCTTTGCTATATAATAATTATCTAGAGGAGAAAGGGCTGACGAAAAAATATCCTTTGATACAAGAGGGTGAAAAAATTAAATTTGCGTATCTGAAGAAGCCCAACCCCTTTAAAGATAGTGTTATCTCTTTCCCTGGAAGATTGCCGCCTGAATTCAACTTAAATCCATATATTGATTATGATATGCAATTCGAAAAAACCTTTCTGGATCCTATTAAAGTTGTGTTAGATTGCATGAATTGGTCAACCGAAAAAACAGTTTCACTTTTTGATTAAGGAAAAACATGAGCATCCTTGAAAAAATTAAAAAGAATAGCAGCATTAAAGATTCTGCTATTCTATCTAAATCAAAATTCTTTACGAACAAAGATATGGTTCCAACATCTATTCCTATCATCAATGTTGCATTGAGTGGTAGATTGGACGGTGGGCTAACTCCTGGGCTAACTATGTGGGCAGGACCTTCAAAACATTTTAAGACGGCATTTAGTCTTTTGATGGCGAAGTCATATCTGGATAAGTATGAAAATTCAGCATTGCTTTTTTATGATTCTGAGTTTGGTACTCCTCAATCTTATTTTGACACTTTTAATATTGATAAAGACCGTGTTCTCCACACACCAATAACTGATGTTGAACAACTTAAGTTTGATATCATGAACCAGTTACAAAATCTAGAAAGAGGTGACAGGCTTATTATTGTAGTAGATTCAATTGGCAATCTTGCATCAAAAAAAGAAGTTGAAGATGCGCTTGATCAAAAATCTGTGGCTGATATGTCAAGAGCAAAACAAATTAAATCTCTTTTTAGAATGATTACTCCCCATCTATCTCTCAAAGATATTCCAATGGTAGTTGTTAATCATACCTATAAAGAGCTTGGTATGTTTCCAAAAGATATCGTTGGTGGTGGAACTGGAAGCTATTACTCAGCCGATAATATTTTTATTATCGGGCGTCAACAAGAAAAGGAAGGCACAGAGATTGTTGGATATAATTTTATCATCAATGTCGAAAAATCTAGGTATGTTAAAGAAAAATCTAAAATACCTGTTACTGTATCTTTTGGTGGTGGTATCAGCAAGTGGTCTGGGCTTTTGGATATTGCACTCGAATCTGGGCATGTTATCAAACCATCTAATGGGTGGTATTCTAAGGTAAACCTTGAAACTGGTGAAATTGAAGATAAAAAATATCGAGAAAAAGATACAGACACAAAAGATTTTTGGATGCCCATACTGAAACAAAAATCATTCAGAGAATTCATCGAAAACAAATATCAAGTAGCATCCGGTGAAATTATACAAGAAGAAAAAGAGGAAACTGAAGATGAAACAGTATAAAGAAGGTGTAGATTTTAACTATGTTATTCCAGAATCTGAAGACACTACGATTGGAATAAAGATACTATCGGGTGAATATCTCGATACTGTATATCAATACGGAAAAGTAAAGTTTGATGAAGAGAAATCAGGTGACATTTACTTAAGTTTCATTTATAATATCATTGAAACGCCTATGAATAAAGAAGAACTTGAAAAAAGCGACGAGTTCAAAAATCACATAGGTGATATACTTGTTTCAATAATTTCGGAAAATATGAATAAAGGGATGATTGATGAAACTGGAACAGACTATATTGAGGAACCTGATTCAAAATGAAGACTATCTTAGAAAGGTTTTACCTTTCGTAAAGCCTGAATATTTTTCTGATAGAGTTGAAAAAGTTATTTTCAATGAAATTACTTCTTTTGCAAATACGTACAATACCACACCTACATTAGAAGCACTTGTTCTTTCTGGTAAAGAAAACAAAAATCTTTCGGCGGATGAGCAAACAAAATATGAAGACCTTCTGATTGAGATACAAAAAAATATTCGAGAAACGGAGAAAACAGAACAAAAATGGCTTGTCGATAAAACGGAAAAGTTTTGTCAAGAAAAGGCCATCTATAACGCCGTTCTGAATTCAATCACTATACTTGAAGGTAAAGATAAAACAAACGACAAAGGTTCTATTCCAAAACTATTGTCTGATGCATTGTCTGTCAGTTTTGACAATTCTGTTGGGCATGATTATCTTGAAGATTCTGACGAACGATATGAATTCTATCATCGAAAAGAAGAAAGAATTCCTTTTGATCTAGATTACTTCAATAAAATAACGAAAGGTGGGCTTCCAGCCAAGACTTTGAATATTGCCCTTGCAGGCACAGGCGTGGGTAAATCTTTGTTCATGTGTCATGTTGCAGCCGGTTGTATGTCGCAAGGTAAAAATGTTTTATACATAACACTTGAAATGGCAGAAGAAAAAATCGCAGAAAGGATTGATGCAAATCTTTTGAATGTATCAATCGATGATTTGATGGAATTGCCTAAAGATGTATATGACAAAAAAGTCAAACGTGTGAGAGATATGACTACAGGTAAGCTTATCATTAAAGAATATCCAACCGCATCAGCTTCATCAGTACACTTTAGGACTCTTTTAAATGAGCTTAATCTTAAAAAGAATTTTGTTCCTGATATTATTTTTATTGACTACCTTAATATTTGCTGTTCTGCTCGTATCAAAGCTGGAGCAAATGTCAACTCATACACTTATGTCAAAGCTATTGCAGAAGAATTGCGAGGTCTTGCAGTTGAGTTCGGAGTTCCAATTGTTTCTGCTACACAGACAACACGGAGTGGTTATACCTCTTCCGACCCCGGACTTGAAGACACAAGTGAAAGTTTTGGTTTGCCCGCAACTGCTGACTTGATGTTTGCTTTGATTTCTTCCGAAGAGCTTGAAGCACTCAATCAAATCATGGTCAAGCAGTTGAAAAACCGTTACTCTGATCCGACTGCACACAAAAGGTTTGTCGTTGGTATTGACAGATCAAAAATGAAATTGTATGACGTTGAGCAATCCGCACAAGGTGGTATTGCAGATGCAGGAAGTAATCCGGTAATGAAATCTGAAAATAAATTTGAAAAAAAGGATTTTAAATCGTTTAAAGTGTAGTAATAAATAGTGATAAGTAGATCATAAAATAAAACAATGGCAAACTTATCACTTACCGAAATTAAAAAAAGATCAGCAAGAATACCAATTTTAGTTACAAAATTGGTTGAACGAACACCCTTCGAACTTTCTGGATCAAAAACTTTTATTGCAAATTCGATAAGAGTTTATAATAAAAATGTCATGGTGGAAGCTTTTACACCAAAGAAAAAAGATGATAAACAATTTAAAGATGCAATCAACTTTTTAAGTAAAAAAGCAACATCAAGTGATAAGATTGTTATTTCTGACGGTATAAAAGAAGTAACACTATCACAAATAGTAAAAAATCAAGAATTTGGTGGAAAAGGAGCGGGTGGAGGATTGATAAAAGAAGAAGCCGCTCAAAAAGATTTACAAAAAGAAATTGATGATGCAATTAAAAAAAATAATGGACCAATAACTATAAAATGTGGCAAAAAAACCTATTCTGACATAGTAGGTGTGGAGAAAACAAGCGGCACACCCAAATCAGATTTTCATCTTATAAACAACAAAGGTGAGGCTGTA